GGAAGGCGCAAACGACTTAACAAAGTTTGACACTAAAGAGAAAAGGTACAATATGCTTCTTGAAAGAATTAAACAAAGACCATTTGACGAAACAAGGTTTACTTTAGAAGAACGTAGGTTTATGATATTGTACCAATCCGACATAGACCGTTTTCCTCCTGACGATAGAAAAATGATTTCAGATTTGACTTCTTACACAAAAGCAGAACAAAATATAAGGGAGGCAGCGCAATGGAAAATTTAATACAACAAATGCAAGACGCGGGTTTGAAGTTGATTCAACTAAAGTCCGATAAGACTCCAACTGGAAAGTGGAAAGAGCAATCAAGTGAGATAACCGACGCTAATTACGTTGGTTTAGTATGCGGTTCAGCTTCGGGTGGCGTAGAAGGATTAGACTTTGACTTGAAGTACGATATAACAGGTACGCTTATCCAGCGATACAAAGAAATTGTAAATGATTTGTGTCCATCTTTGTTGTCCCGCCTAGTTATTCAAAAGACAATGAACAACGGTTTTCACTTGATATACCGATGCTCAAAGATTGAAGGAAACCAAAAGTTAGCCAATAGAGACACCACGGTAGAGGAAAAGAACGCTACTTATGAACTAAACATATCCAAGGGTAAAACACCCGAAGAGGCAGATAAGGCTTCTAAGCACGATAAGGTAAGAGTTTTAATCGAAACACGAGGAGAAGGCGGTTACTTTATGATTTATCCAAGCAAGGGGTATGGATTAGCCAAAGGAAGTTTTACCGATATACCGACTATCACGGAGGAAGAGAGAGAAATTTTGATTAATACTGCCCGTTCTTTTAACGAAAGATTGGTTGAGGTAGAAGTAAAGGTGTCGGAGAAAGCACAAGAAGGCTTCCATATAACCCCATTAAACGACTTTAATGAGCGAGGTGATGTAGTAGGTGTCCTAGTGCGAAATGGATGGACTATTGTGGGCGAAAAAGGCGATAAGGTACTTGTTAAGAGAGTTGGTCACACCACGTCGGCACATAGCGGAAATTTTGACAAGAAATTACGTTGGTTTAGTGTGTTTAGCACAAGTACGGAGTTTGAGCCACAAAAGGCGTATAAACCAGCAACGGTTTACGCTATGCTTGAATGCAATGGTGATTATAGCAGAGCCGCTTCCCAATTAAACGCAGAAGGCTACGGAACTAGAAACGAAGAAAGAAAGGTAGACAAGAAAAAAGATAGAGAAATAGTTATTGACGAGAACTTGTCTTTTTTAGAAGATGAAACCACAATGCGAACCTATATTGAAAGCGTCCGTAACGGAAGTTTGCAACTAGGGTTTAGCACAGGAATTAAGTCACTAGACCCTTACTTTTTATTCAAGAAGCAACAGTTTAACATTATCAACGGGTTTCCTAACGTCGGAAAGACAACGGTAGCAATGTACAAGTTCTTACTTGCCTCAATTATCCACGATTGGAAATGGACGATAATTAGTAATGAGAACAAGAACGCGGCTCTTCGAAGTACGCTTATGGGTTTTTATATCGGAAAGAGCATTAAGGATATGAATGACTTGGAATACCGAAAGGCATACGAGTTTGTGCAAGAACATTTCTTTATGATTAAAAACGATAATTTATATAGCCACGAGCAAATGCTAGAAATGGGTAGCACGGTTCGAGCGAAGCATAGCACGATAGGAATGTTTATTGACCCATTTAACTCTATTTTACCCAAGATACCTTTTGGAATGAATAGCCACGATTATCAGTACCAGCAATTATCGGAAATGAGAGTATGGACTAAGCAAGAAGATAGTATGATATTTTTGAACACCCACACTAATACTTTAGCGATGCGAACTAAAGACGCTAATGGTAAGAAGCAAATACCTTCTATGGCTGACAACGAGGGCGGAACTAAGTTTGGTAGTAAGGCTGACGATTTTTTGACTTACCACCGAGACCCGAAAGACCCTATTTGTTGGAACGAAAGCATAATTCAAGTTCAAAAGATAAAAGATACAATGACGGGAGGAAAAGTAAGCTACGATAGCGAACCGATTGTATTGAGGATGCTTTCTAACTCTTGTGGGTTTGTCGATGTAAGATTTAACGAAGACCCAATACAAGTAGCTAAATCTGCAAAGAACATTCAATCTTCAATACCCATCCCCAAATCGGAGTCTCAAAAAGTAGAGTTGGATATAGAAAAGTACAAGATTAAGGAGAATACTAGTTTTCTAAACACTTACCCTGACGACGACGAATATCAAGTAACCAACACTAACGAAGAAGCCCCTTTCTAATGGAAACAAAAATATGTAGCAGTTGCAAAAATAAGAAACCGTTAATGAGTTTCTACAGAACAAAGTATAGATACGTAGATGGACGAAGCAAGCACCAGCACGAATGTATAACGTGTAAGGGTAAAAGTATGAAGTTAAGTAAGGAAGACGCCCAAAAGCAACTTGACTTTATCTTAAATAAAACAACGGTAGCTATTTACAGGTACTACCTAGTTACTATCCACGACGGGCAGTTCAATGAGTACGTCGGGACTATTTCAGCGCGACTTTACTTTGATATAACTAGCGAAATGTTTGGGGTAAAGGAGTTTAACATCGATGATAAAAGACTATTTTATGAGGCAAAAGTGGATAATTTGAGCGCGGATGAATATTATACTATTCACAATAGAGGTAAAGACCAAAAGGGCTTGGGTTGCCCTAACATAACAATAATTAAAACGATGTCAAAGAAAGACGTAAAAGTAGCGTTGCACGAGTTTCTAACCGCGCTCTATTTTTATCACAACAAGTGTTAAAAATGTTGTGAAAGTGAAAAACTAATATAGATTTGTCAAAAATAAAACAAGATGGAAAAGATTATATTTGAGAACAAAGTAGTAAGATGTTACTTTAAAAGTTCAAACGGGCGCGAACTTTCCCCCGAAACAAGTGCGCGTATAGCCAACACAATTATTGAAAGCCGCAAGGAAATTGAGCAAAAGGATTTGGAAATCCAAGCGTTGAATTTTGAGTTGGCTGGTAAGGAACAAAAAATGTTAGAACTAATAGATAGCATTGAGTCTATAGCTTTAAAATCAACAGAAGAGTATGACACCGAAGCACCACAAGGTAGTGGATTAGCGGTAGCTATTCTTTGTATTATTGCAGCTATTCTAGGAGTTACCATAGGAGTTAATTTCTAATGGAAGCGGTAATTAAAACATACACGGGCGCAATGATTAACGTCACCGACCCGAATCCTCGTCATATTAGGATTGAGGATATAGCCCACGCCTTATCTTGCATTAACTTGTTTAACGGTCAGTATCCCGTGCCAGTTTCGGTTGCTGCTCACTCTCTAAAAGTATTGGAGGTATTGCGTAGACGTAAAGACTTTAACTCGGAGATGGGAATACACGGCTTGTTGAACAAAGCTAGTGAAGCGTACTTGTGTAATTTGCCAAAACCAATTAAGAACGCATTTAAAGCGTATTGGGGTTATGAGCAAGTAATGATGGATGTTGTTTTTGGGAAGTACGGCATTGAGGAGTCTAAGTACGCGGTAGAGGTTGATGAGGCGGAAAAGCAAGTAGACGACTTTGAAGCGACGGCTTGGACTCACGAGAAGGAACACCCGCTAGTAGAAAGAAAAGACTGGAAGATAGTTAAGGCTAACTTCTTGAAGGAATACACATCATTGAATAACCAAAGAAACTACGAAAAATAATGAACGTACTAGGAAATTGGATAGCGGTTAAACAAAACCCGCCCGAAAAAAAGTCAGCCATATTAGAGATACCCGATATTGCGATAGAAGAATCCCTTTCGGGGGTAGTGGTCGGAGTTGGGAAAAAAACTTCGGTAATGGTTGGTGATGAAGTATTATTTAGTAAGTTTGATTTTGAAAAGGTGCAAACCGACGAGGGAGAACTACTATTTATACGTGATGAACAGTTAAAATTAATTTTACGCAAATAAGCAAACAAATGGAATTACAAGTGAAAGGAAAGGTGATTGCAGTAACAACACCAAAAACAATTAATGACACACTAACAATCCAGCAAGTAGTTGTTGAGTGGTTTAAAGAAGTTAAGGATAAAAGCTATTCTCGAAAGACGGCTTTTGAACTAAAGAAAACTGACAAGTTCGATAGTATGAAATCGTTGAATGGAGTAGGTTTAGGAGACACCGTAACGGTGAAGTATAACGAGCCTGAAAGCCGCGAATACAACGGGCAATGGTACACTAAGTGCGAGGCTTGGGGTGTTTTTAAAGAAGGCGCTAGTAGCGGAAAAGGAAATGATAGTGACTCGGATTCGTTACCATTTTGATAACTATGTGAATACGAACTAATTACCCGACAGTAATGTGAAAAGAACCGTTGACCACTCGGCAAGTTGGATGAATAAGTATAGCGGAGAACAAAGAAGTTTCTTCGTCGAAACTTTAGCCTCTGCATCTTACCGAAACCAACGGTTCTATTTCATTTTACACTATTACTGCTACAATGAGATTGACTTAAATTTAAAACGAGGTGCGAACTAAAGAAAAGAAATGTAAGCAATGCGGAAACAAGTTTAGTCCCAATAACTCTTTTCAAAAGACTTGCTCAGTAGCGTGTGCAATAGCGGAAGGTAAAAAGGAAAGTAAAAAGAGCTGGGCAAAAGAAAAGAAGGTTAGGCTAGAGGCATTAATGACGGCTAGTGACTGGCGTAACTTACTTCAAAAAGTTTTCAATACTTACATAAGAGAGAGAGATAAGGGGTTGCCTTGTATTAGTTGTGATAGACCCGTGACAAACGGTCACGCTTCCCATTTTTGGTCAGTAGGCAGTTATCCCAATCTTAGATTTGATGAAATGAACGTTTTTAGAAGTTGCTCCCATTGCAATCTCCACCTACACGGAAACCTAGTAGAGTACGCATTAAGATTGCCAAATCGAATAGGGCAAGAGGAGTTTGATAAATTAAATGAGAGAAGAAACGGAGAGTTAAAACTAACAATACCCGAAATCAAAGAACTGATAGAGGTGTACAAACAAAAGATAAAGGAACTAAAATGATAACTAAACGAGAGTATTTTAAAAGGAACAATTACACCAACCTAATTGTCCTGTTCACCATTTTTACCCTATTTTCGGTGATTACAATCACGAAAAACTATGAGTATTTGGTGAATTGGAGTGTTTGGTCAGTACCGCTAATCTTTGTGGCGGCTATTGTTACAATTTATTTCCGAGGGGGTGCGGCATACGACAATTATAAGCGTAACTTTGTGAAATGATGTGCCGTTCGGTACAAATGTTTTCATTTTGTTTTGTTTAATAAACCGCGCCCCTCTTTCGTGAGGGGTTCGGCTTTTACACTATATTTGCCTTATGGAATTGTTATTCTTAACATTATGGACGGTAGTAGCGATAATCTTGGGAGAGCAAGAAGCTATTTTATTTCACCTTCGTCCAGACCTTGGATTCAAATACAAGCACATACACGTACTCTTTACGGTTATCCGAGGTGTTATAGTGACAACGCTTATTTACGGGCTTAAATGCAGTTACCTGATGTTTATTCCCGCAACCTTAACATTCCCTTTCTACCACGACGGGGCTTATTACGTAGTTAGAAACAAATTGAACCCGACGATATATAAATTAAAATGGAAAGCGCAAAGTCACGGTACAACCGCTATTTTTTCGTTTACTTATTCCGTTAGGCTATACTTACTCTTAATCGGGTATATGGCTACTATTTGGATATTGTTGGGGCTATACTTATAAACAAAATGAATTTAACAAAAGAACAGTTTGACCGAATGGTAATGAAAGACGGGCGCGTTCTTATTTTGGTCGATGAATTTGAAACGTCCAAGATAGGCTCAATCCACATTAACCCAGTTGGAGATGAAACCCGTTCAAGTTTTGCCGCCCGTAGTGGATTGGTTATAAAGATACCCGTGAATACTGATATTCTACAAATGGGTTACGACTTCAAAAGCGAAATGGAGCTGGAGGTGGGAGATAAAGTGTGGTGGAGCGCTAACGCTACGGGTAACTTGCTCTTGCTAAAAGAGAACGCAAGATTTGAAGTAGACGGCAAGGAGTATATTATTATTCCATATCCCGAAATCTATTTAGCGAAAAGAGGCGACAAGATGATAGCCTTGAATGATAGGTGTATTGCGGTAAAAACCGAAGCGGTAAAAAGCAGTATAATCGATTTAAGCGTTTCGAGTTTATCTGAGCCACCACCCGATAGGTTTAAAGTTGTGTACGTGCCAAGTTTTCACGGTAAATACGCTAGTGGTAGACAAATTATCCGATGTGAAATAGGAGATACCGTCAAAATAGACTCAAATGGCGGGGTGGCGGGGAAGTTGGAGGACGACTATCGTAGTGAACTAGACGAGTTCTATTACTTTCGGTCGACGGACATATTAGCAAAACAAACAAAAGATGAAAAAGAAAACTGAAACGGTTGGTAAGTACAGGCTTGGTAGCGAGTCTGTATTTACCGCCCACGCAGAACTAAACTCATTAGAAGTCTTTACAACTACCGAAATGGAATTAGAAGTAGAGATAGTGGGTGATGACGGAGAAACAAGCAAAGAGGTGCGTCTTGTGACCTTAAACGGGCTAGACAACGAACTTGTAATGCGGTATATTATAATGATGTACGCGCTAGGAAGTAGTTATATCGATAGTTACCCAAAGATAGGAAAGCGGAAAACTAAGATAATGGAAATGCTTAATATCTTTCCCAACAAAGAGAACAAGTACGAAAGGAACGTAAGTGATATGTTGGCGAACAAGAACCGTTTAATCTTAAAAAAGATAGCGGCTTTCCTAACGTTGCAATGTTCAAGCGATTGGGCTATTATGCTAAAGTCGCAAGAGGACTTGGAAGAGGTGCTTAGTATGAAACTGCCAGACGACCCAACAAAACAAGTGGCAAGACAAAAGGCTATTGAGGACATTAGAAAACAAATTGAGGAGTGTAAGAAGCGAATGCTGGAGAATGATAAGAGCAAAATATTAGAGCAAGAAGTAAGCGAGTTTGTTGCTTACGCTACACTCGGTTTGCGAGTAGAGGAGCGTGTGATGCAAAACTACAAGGTGGAAAAGCCGCATCAAGCTAAGGGTGGAAAAATATATTCCGAAGTAGGAGATTAATCTATGGAGTACCTAGACCAATACATAAAAGAAGAAACTTCAATTTTTTATAACGAGAACGACCCTGACCTTGCCGTTGAAGGTGGGATTGAAGTTCGAATGCCAAGTGTTGAATCGTTTTTTGGAAAGCCGTGGCTAGAAGCAATTAAAGAAATTGACGGTTACGGTTTGCCGCCCGAAAAACAAAAGTTCGACACTTATCGAGATGGGGGCTTGTTTAAACTGCCTCCAAAACTAGCGAACATAGAAGAAAATATGCGTCGCAAGTACAACATAAAAGACGACAAGAAGATATACACCGAAGATATTTTTGATGAAATTGAGTCCAATCCTTTATTCTACAAAGACGAAATAGAATGGATGAAAGTCATTATTAAGAGAAGTCTGCAAGGGTATTGGTGTTTTATCAAAGGTCGCCCTACCTACATTTGCGGATGGCACTTTACCTACCTCAATTATTGGCTTATAGACAACGACAGGAGAAGGGATAGACTCCCCGACTACCGTGACGTAGATAGACGAATATTCCACTTCTTTAAGTGGGCTTATACCACAACCGAAACTAACTTCAAGTACAAGGCTACATTTAGAAAGAGAGGAGAAGTACGAACCAAGTATTTCAACAATTTAATGAGCGCGAACCAATACTGCCGACTTGAAACGGGTGGTAACGATTATATTTTGGACGACAACAACGGAAAGGGTTTTAAGAATGTAGAAATGGACTTTAGAACGGTGCTAGGGGTTGTGTTCCCGAAACGTCGAAGGGTTGGGGCTACATTTATGGGAGCGCACGTAGGAACTAGAGTAGCGATAGACAACTCAATGGGGACTTTCGCTATTCAAGCATTGACGGAGGAAACGGCAACAAAAGACGTTTATCAAGGCAAGATATTAAAGAGCTGGTATCACTACCCGTTCTTTTTTAAGCCAACCGCTAACCCGTCCGACACTAACGCTCTAGTTTTTACTAAGAAGGGCGCTACTAATTTCGGTGATGACATAGTAAGTCACGGCGGTTGGATTATACCACGTAGTTCCGCCAACAAAGCGTTTGACGGTAACAAGCTATTCTTTTACTTAAATGACGAGGCGGGAAAAAAGGAAAACGCGGATATTGCCTTTGAATTTGCTGATACAATTAAGAACGCATTGGCACAAGGTCAAAAGGTTCACGGGTTAGCGATTTACACCTCTACTTTTGGAGAGTTTGAAAGCGGCGGGGGTAAGGAGTATTTTGATTTATGTAAGCAGTCCTTTAGTCATAAGAGAAACGATAATGGTCAAACGGTATCGGGGCTAGTAACTTTGTTTATTCCAGCATACGACGGTTACGACGGATTCGTAGATGAGTTCGGGTACTCAATAATTGAAGACCCATTCCCCGTGGTTAAAAACTTGGACGGGATATTAGTTGAAGAAGGAGCTAAGTCTTATTTGCTAAAAAATAGAAAGTTTTACGAGGAACAAAAGAACTTTGTGGCGTTGAACACAGAGAAGCGTAACAACCCATTTACTCTAAGAGAAGCGGCAAGTAAGGCGAATAAGACAAACTTTTGGGATATTAGCAAGTTGATGGGTCGTATGGCAGACTTAAAATTTGTGGACAACCAAACGAGAAGTGTAAATTTGAAATGGACGCAAGGGAGATGGAGTACGATAGAAATTGTAGACCCACCCGAAGGAGAAGAGGGTAAGTTTATTCTAAGTTTACCGCCAGCCGAAATGTATCGAAACCAATTTATTTGGGACGACGCTCAAAATTCTTTTAAGCCTAAGACCGAACTTTTAGGTAGGTATGTGCTAGGTTGTGACCCATTTAGCTTTAACGCCGCAGACACAACAAGTAAGAAGAAATCAAACGGTGGTGGGGCAATGTTTATGCCTACTAACCCGCTAATTGACTCTGCGGATAAGTCACCATCCGACCACATCACGGGAGACTTTGTAATGACGTATAACAACAGGACTGAAACTACGGACGAGTATTGCGAAGATATGCTAATGGCGGCGGCTCTATTTGGCTCTATGGTGGTGTCGGAAAGAAACGTTGGTCACTTGATAACTTACTTTAAGGTAAATAACGCAAGCGCATTTTTATTACCAATGTTCAACCACGTTAGGGGAGAATTTGAAAAAGTAGTGGGTGTATGGACGGATAACGCGACTAAGGAAAGAATATTTAGCAAGTACGGTGACTACGTAAACAATGTGGGTCATAGGGCAAGACACTTGGAGTTGTTGGAGGAAATTGGTGACGCTCAAAGTTTTGAAGATATGACGGACTTAGACTTATTTGCGGCTGGGGGTATGGCGCTACTTGGTGCTGAAAGCAAGTTTACGGAGTTAATGAAAAGGAATGACGACAAACAAGACGGTGGCGGTTTGATTGAAATGTACGATTGATATAATAAAAATTTGCCAACAAACGTAAATTTTCGTTAAATTTGCTCAAAATAGTTGGACGCCCAATGATTAATGTCTATCAATCAACTTTCCCAAGCGACGAAGTTTCAAGGGATAAAAAAGAAACGCAAGAGTATGGTAAGCAAATAGCCCAAGCTATCTATGGGCGTTGGTTTTCCGCACCATACCCATACGGCGCGGGTGGTCAGCCATACGGCAACCTATCCTATTTCAATACTATTAAGGCATACGCAGAGGGTCGTCAATCACCCGATAGATACCGTAAGCAGTATCGTGGGGAGAGTGCTAAAAACTCTACTGCGGCAGGTAACGGCAATCAATATTCAGAGAATCATAGAAAAGGATATAACAATATTGGGTTTGACCAAAATTCTATTGTTAGTTCCGCACCAATGTTTCTAGCGACTATTAAAGCACTTCTTACGCAATCGGATTATAAAGTAGTGGTTAGTTCTAATAGCTACGCCTCTATTAAAGAGAAGAACGTAAAGAAGTGGAAAATGTATGTGGATGCAAAACTATTCAATCCGCTAAAGAAAGAATTAGGTGTGCCTTTTCAAGAACCCGACTTTGCCCCACAAACGAAAGCGGAGTTAGAACTATACGAAAACATTAACGGTTTTAGATTACCACTAGAAACCGCACTCTCAATGATAGCCGAACACGGATTTGATATTTCCGACTGGTCAAAGGTTCGAGATAAAATGTTAGACGCTGGATTGCAAACGGCTTTTGTTTGCGGAAGGGTAAAGACTCATAATGACGGAAGTGTAAGAATGGAGTATTTAAACCCCGCTTACTACGTTACCGTTTACGACGATAATAACCCTGATTTAGACCCTCCATTTGCGGGGTATATACAAAGAGTTCCTTTATATGTTATTAAGGCAAAAATGCCAAGCATTAGCGACGATGAACTAAGAGGTATTGCGCGAATGTTTAGTGCCGCAAATGGTATTGCAGACCCAACTATTTATAATTGGGAAAACCGCGACCCTGTTACTTCTCGTTACCTATGGTATGACTTCTTGATTGACGTTATGCACTTTGAGTATAAGAGTGACGACCAAAAACACTTTGTGGGCAGAAAAGCAAGTAACGGTAATTACGTTTACAAGCAAGAGGATAGAGTAAAGAAATCTTACGCGGATGGTCGTGAAAGAAAAACAGATACGTTCTACGAGCAAGTAATTTACGAAGGATATTGGATTATCAATACGCCTCACGTTTACGACTACGGGCTACAAAAGAATATGATGCGCGACTCGGACGGCGGGGTGACGTTAAGTTACTTCCACGAAAGAATGGCGGGTAGAAGCGTGGTTGAAAGATGGGTTTCTCTATTAGATGACCAAGCAATGGCTACTTATAAATTACGTGCCGCAGTATTAGCCGCAGCCCCTAAGGGTTTGGCTATTGACGTGGGTATTTTGAGTAACGTAGACTTTGGATTAGGAAAAAGCACGGCTTTAGAAATCGCAAGGGTACGTAGAGAAACGGGTAACCAATTCTTTGCGTCTAGGTATGAGGTAGGGCAACGTTACAACAACGCTAGTGCCATTACGGAACTTCAAAACGGTATCGGTACGCAATTAGATGAATGGTTAACCTACCAAGTTCATATTGAAGCTACAATGCAAAGAGTGGCGGGATTGACGGATGCGGCGGTAGCAACGCCAATGGCTAGTGCGGAGAAGTTGAAGGGTGTGGCTCAAATGGAGATTGACACTACCAATAATGCTTTGAACGCTTTGAGATTTGCAATAATGCGAATGAAAGAGAAAGCGGCAAAGAAGATGATACAAAAGGTTCGCGTTAATATCGCGGGAGACCCTAAGTGTAAAAAATACTACAAAGGCATTCTTGGAGATATGTTCTTCGCGGCGGTAGATAGCATAGAAACACTTAGCTTGGAATCTATCGGTATCAAGTTAAAGTCAACAACTACGGCTCAAAGAAAGGCTTATATAATGGGTATTCTTGCGGAGTCATTGAAAGCAGGTAAGAACGGACAAGTGGGCGTGACAAGTGCGGATGCTATGTTTGTGGAAAGATTGCTAGAAGATGGTTACGACGAGTTGGCTCAAAAGTTCATCATTATAAGTGAGGAAAGAGTAGCTAAACAAATTCAAGCGAACCAAGAGCGAATGAGCGCTATTAACGCGGAAAATCAAATTAAATCAGCACAAGCGGCGGAGCAAATGAAAACTCAACAAATGCAAGTGGTATCTCAACTTAAACTAGGGGAAGATACGGCTAAGATTGGGGCGCAACTAGAAGCGGACTTGATGAAGATTGAAGCGCAAAAGAACGCTGACTTAGAAACAATGACTTTGGAGGGTAGCCTACAAGCTATGCAAGGTCTTGAGATAACGGGTAAAATTTAAAACAAATAAAAACAAAAAATAAATGGAAAATGTAACAATTCCCGCAGAGTACGCAATGGACTTTGCACAACGCAACCCAAGCGGTAGTGAGGACGATATGAGAGCGCAGTATCTACAAGAGAACCCGTCACCTCAAAACGAACCTACACCGTCAGCCGAACCAGCTCCTACGCCAACGCCCGAACCTATTGCGCCGACAAACGGAGAACCAGCTCATACTCCCGAACCAACACAGTCTTATGACTTTTCAAAGTTTGGTGTAACAAGTGAGGATGAGTTGAGACAAAGACTAGATAAGTACAATACTCTTGAATCGGATTACAACACATTAAAGCAAGAATCGTCCGCCCTAGAACACGTAAGGAATCCATTTGCTAATGAAACGATTATGCAAATCAACAACTTTATTGCTAAGACGGGCATCAATGACTTTAACCTTGCACAACAAGTTTTATCGACAACAAAAGAGCAGTTGAGCAAAGACCCGCTACAAGCCCTCGTGCTAAATGAAGCTATTAGCGACCCTGAATTAGCTAAGATAGGATTAGACAAGTTAAGAACCTATGTGGCTAACAAAAACGGGGTAGATTTGAGTGAATATGGTGAAGAAGGATATGAACTTCCTGTATCACTTCAAGTCGATGGTGTTAAAGCATTGAACAACATAGAAAAAAAGAAAGAAGAATTTGTAGGAAATGACAACTTTTTCCTAACTTTGCAAAACCAAGCCCAAGAGCAACAAAGGTTGACTTCTGAAAGGGACGCACAATGGGAGCAACAACTACCTAGTGTGAAGAGTTCAGTAAAGGCAGTAACTATGGAAGTTGACACTAAGGTTGAAGGAGTTGGCAAGATACCGATTACACTCGCGGTTAGCGAACAAGAAGTATCGTCAGCACTTGAAAATCTTAAAAGTGTCGGAGTATTAGGAATGGCGAATCCCGATGAAAAGGGAATCCAAGCCGTGCGTTCAGCGATAGAGTCGTCCTTGCGGAATAGCAAGATTGAGGCTTTTGTAGTTGAAGGTATCAAAGCGGCAGAGGGGAAGATACGAGAACGCATTATAGCTGAAAAGCATAATCTCGCCCCTATCACGGATAGACCCGCTCCAACTAAACCCGTTGACAAAGTAGTAAGCCCAGCCGAGGAGTTCTTGAATAGCTTTGGTAAGTAATTCTAACCAATAAAAAAATTAAAAAATGCAACCAAATAGTGTAGCACCAAATACAGCAGGGTACGCTCAATCGGGAATCTTAGCGGCTTCCGACTTTGTACGTCCTGACTTTCAAACAAAACTGTTCAATCAGTATGGCGACCAATTCGCTAAAGAGTTCCTTCTATTGAAGAGAATGCAAGCGACTCGCGCAATCCGTAACGCACAAGGTGGTTTCCACTTTGAAGAAGACCGTTACGATACTTATATCGAGGTTAAAGCAAACGCGGGTACGGCGGGAAGTGAACTTGGCTTCAAGATTGCTACTTCACAAATCGAAGTGGTAGGAAGTATTCGTACTTGCTACTTGAACGAAGGTGATTTCATTATTGACCCTGTAACTTTCAAGCGTTATGAAGTTTATTCAAAAACCGACGACGGTACTGACTTCACTTTTAAAGCGAAAGAGATTAACGGTCAAACCGCTACCGTTCCAACTGCGGGTAAGAAATTCGGTATTTACACCAACGCTTATGGCGAAAACACGGGTCAGCCCGACGCTAAGTCAAGTTTTTGGACTAAATACTCTTTCAAACTTCAAAAGCTAAAAACATCTGCTTTGATTACGGGTGATGCTGCGGTTGATAAACTATACCCTGAAACTGACGAACTAGGAAACGTAGTTGGTAATTGGGGTGGTGTTCAACGCACACAAGCGGAGTTCCGTCACTTGAAGCAATCAATGGGTCAGCTTATCTTGGGTAAAGAATCAACTGCGTCTGGAGTTACACAAACTACGGGCGGTATGATGGATACCTTTGCAACAAGAGCAAACTCTATTGACATTCAAGCGGGTGTTGATTTGGACACAATGAAGGACTTGATTGACGTATTGAAGCCAAATGCTGTTCCAAACAACTATATGGGTTGGTTGACACGTAACGTGAACCGTCCACTTCAAACTGCTTTGTTTGATTATACTAAGAACGCTAACATTGAGGCGGTTCGTCGTCACTCTGCTGAAATGATTTTCGGTGCGGGTGAAGCGAGTGAAGGCTTGATGGCAACGTTTGACTACCAAACATTGACACTAGAGGGTATGACGTTCAACCTTCGTTTGTTCGACGTATCATACGACCCTGAATTGTTCGGTCTTGACCACGAGTTCAACCAATTCTGTTCTACTGCATACTTTATGCCTTCGGGTAAAGCGACTGACCCAACGGGTGTAATGCGTAGAAATATGGAGTTGACTTACGCGGAAAACGGCGACAACGGTCAATCACGTATGTTCAAGATTTGGGAGACTGGAGCGAATGCACCAACACCAACCAATGACATTGACAACCGTGTGACTAACTACTTGACGCACTTCGGTCTTGACTTCTTTGCAATCAAGCAATGTGGATACTTCTACAACGCATCATTGTCATAAACTAACCAACTATATTAAAAAAGCTACTCTTTCGGGGGTAGCTTTTTTGTTTTAATGTAACTTTGCTTATCTTTGTCATATAAATAAAACTCAAAAGAAATGATTTACATTGAAGAAAAACGCAAAACGGATTTCAAAACCGAAATTGCGGAGTTAGAGGGATTGTTCCCTAACTTCCAAACTAATGGTGTTCGAATTAAGCTATCTAACTCAATAGTTAGGTTTGCTCCCGTATTTATTCCAAATCAAACGGATACCGCCGTCCGCAACTTCCGTATCACTACCCCTCCTTCTTTGACTAGCCCAAAGGTTATGTTTATAGACCCTAAAGACGGTATTAGAAAAGAGGTAGTTTATACTAAGACTCCTCCTTCAACGGATAAGGCGGGTAACTACCTATTCAATAACCTCCGTAGGTTTGAATTAAAGGATGATATGGTAATTGACGGCACGGTAGACTTAGAAAAGATTATCTTCCTATATTACTACTCTAACGAGTTTACAAACGGTAAACAAAAGCGTGAAGGCGCAAGATACCAATTTGAAATACCAGCAGTTAAAGCGAAAGCTAAGGCAAGTGATATTTCAATGAAAGCTACGTTTGCTAACGAACTATTGGTAGAAGGAACTCGTAAGGATTACAAGTGGATTTTATCAATGTTCAACGCATTGAGTATGACATCAATCGGAGTAGAGGAAGATGACCGCGTAACTCTTTATGACTACGCTTCTGAAACAAACGCTCATAAGTTCCGTGAACGCTACGAACACGCTAAGAATAATATTGAAGCATTGTCGGCTCGTGATGGCTCAAACAAGATTGACGACTTAATTAATCTAGTAAAAGACTTGGTTAAAGCTAAGGTTTTGAAAGAGAAAGACGGGTGGTGGATTACTTCGGTAAACAACGAAGAAAGAACGCTTGTATTGGCTACGGGAGATAACGCGGGGGAAAAGCGCACTCATTTAGTTGATTGGCTTATCTCACAACCAAACGAAGAAACTACTTTGAAGTCGTATTTGAACTGATAATTAGTAAAATAATAATGAAAGAGGGTGGCGGTTGCTACCCTTTTTTTGTTAAATTTGCTAAATGTACTTCCAGCAACTAGAATCGGATATAGCTACTATTAGCAAATCGGCAAAAGGTCGTGTGTTATTTTTTGATGCCGACGGTGTTTGTGTATTAGGTCTAAGCGAAACCTCCCAAATACAAATGCAGTATAGCGGAGGGTATATTTATGTAATACAAGATGGTGGAGGGACGAGCGTACCTAACCAAAGCGGGGCGTCTAATACTCCAATGGGATTTAATAGTTCGTTCTACAAGTTTACGGTAATAGGCTTGACGGATATTGACGGCAAACCTTATACGGCACTAACTCAACCTGACTACGATATGAATACTTATCTCACCAAGGTGAGAGATGCGTATGAGTATTTGGTGGGTAATATTTTTGTTGGTTGTTGCAATACGAGTACGGATAGTATTTTGTGGTATGCGGACGAGGCAAGTTTTCCCGCAACTGGAATTGTAGAAACGTTGTACGTTGATATGGCTACTCCCGCTTTGTTCTTATGGGACGGCGCGGCTTATGTTCAAATTGGCGGTGGAGGTGGAAGTTTTGTGCCTTATACGGGCGCAACGGGTGATGTTGACTTGGGTACTCACGGTATCACGTCAGATTTTTTTCAAGCCGACCTAACCCCTACTAACGCCTTACAAGTGGGTAGAATGCGATGGAACGATACCGACGGCACGATGGATTTGAGGTTGAAGGGTAACAACGTGACGCTTCAAATTGGACAAGAGCAAGTGGCAAGGGTGGTCAACAAGACGACCCCGCTCATAGATTTATTAGAAGCTAATTATCAAGTGGTGCTAGTTACTGGCGCCACGGGTCAAAGACTATCGGTTAGGCTTGCACAGGGGAATAACGACGCTAACTCGGCGGGTACTCTTGGTATAGTTACCGAGACTATCCTTGGAAATCAAGAAGGTTTTATTACCGTGTTGGGGCAGGTAAAAGAAATCAACACCACGGGCTCTTTACAGGGAGAGACTTGGGTGGACGGTCAAGTTCTTTATCTTTCTCCAACAACGGCTGGCGCCATCACCAACGTTAAGCCGACGGCGCCGCAGCACTCTGTCATTGTGGGGTACGTGGAGTACGCCCACGCAATTCACGGAAAAATATTTGTAAAGGTAGACAACGGCTATGAGTTAGACGAACTTCATAATGTCCTTATATCGTCCCCGTCAACGGGTCAAACTCTTTTGTATGACTCGGTGGTTGGGGTGTGGTCAAACGAGGATGTACCCAACGTTAATTTGTCTTTAATTTCAGTAACAAGCACTAATGCGCGGGAGGACAATTGGTCTCCGACTGGTTGGTCGGCAAGTACAATTAAAGTTATTGATTTTACCCCGAACAACACAAACAATATTATAAGTATAGGTGGACTAGCAAATCCGTCGGCGGGTAAGATAGTTACAATAGTAAATAGTTCAACAAATAATCTTGTTATTATTGAGAATGAAGCTACCACGTCTACCGCCGCTAATAGATTTAAGTTGGCTCAAAAGTCTCCTTACTTCTTAATGCCTGAAAGAGAGATAACATTTCTCTACACGGGAACAAGATGGGCTCAATTTAACACCCACCCAAATCAAGGCGGCTTTGATTTCTATGATGACTTTGAAAATCTCAACCCAACCGCAGGTTCTCAGGCAACTAAAATGTTTTATGGAGTAGTGGGAGCGGGAAGTACAGGTGCGGGTTTACTTTCTAGTGGAGACACATCAACTGCTTGGGGCGTAATGCTACTTACAGCAGGGACAACAGCTACTGGATTTTTATATGCAAGTGTAGATTATAGAAGAACTGGAGCAAGTTCGATATTTGGTGTTAATGGTTTATGCCCTCAACTATGGGTAACAAAAACAAAAATTGTCACACTGCCAACAGCAGCACAAGATTTTAATTTTAATGCTGGATTGAATTGTGCATCGTCTTTAGTATCGGGAGGGCAATTTGGTTTAATGTGGGAGATGCCAACATTTGCATCAGGTGGTGTGACTCCTGCTTTCTGGAATATCAGAATTACAAATTCGGTAGGTGCTTTAACTATACTAACAACAACCTCCGTTCCCATTACCGCCAATACTTATATTTATCTAGGAATATTTAGTACATCTACAAACGGTGATGCTATTTTCTTCTATTCAACAGACGGTATAACCTACTCATTTGCATATAGATTCACAAGAGTTACGGGTAACTATGGAGGGCTTCCATTTTATAGATTGGCAGGTACAGTAGGAACTTCAAACTTTAGGACTGCATCAGTTGATTGGTGTGGCGAATCTTTTAATTTAATACGATGATATACTACAAATACACATATACGTTTAACGACGACGACTCTAAGAAAGCGGTTATATCCATCACTCAAAAATGTGAGGACGTTGACTATGCCGCAAGTTTGCAAGACACTAAGTTGATAGTACAACAGCAGATGTACTTAATCTACTCTAAAACCTTTGTAGGGACGGAAGACACCACGACCCTTACCCTTGCACAGTACAACGCGATTGTAAAGGGTGTAGATATTTTAGAGCCTATACCTGACTTGGAAATACCACCAAATGAAATTTAATTACTTAAAATAAAATGAGCGCTGAACTATTAAAAATTCCACAAGAATTGTACGACCTTGCAATAGATAAGGTTATTACCAACAAAGAAGAACATAAAATTACTAACCGCGTAACCGCAAAGGTAGTTACATCTAAAGTTCCTCACCCGACTATTCCTAACCGAACCATTACTAAAAGTGAAAAAATATGGGTGGATAACCTATCTCATTCATTTTCCAACGGTGTCTTTGGTATTGGGCTTCTCAATATGATTGCCTTTTACACACTAGATTACGGTTACTCGTATGACGGTAAAGACGGAGATGCTTTTATTTTCGTAAAGGGAGATGGAACTAAGATGCGATTGGATATTGGCGATAAGTTCATAATGACTATCGACAACGGTATCCGTTCTAAAACGTTTACTACTTCTATGCGAACTAACGGAGTAACAACTACTCTTGAAAGCACTTACAATTCAGCTCAAATAGCGGAGAAATTAGGCTCACCCGAAGGAGATGTTATTAAGTGGTTGAACGGATTAGGATGGGTATGGAACGGTGTTAAGGTAGATACAAATACCCACATAGCTAATATCTTCTCTACGCTAAAGGTAGAGAACGGAGAAGCGTTTGCAGACGTTTTGGTAAACGGAAAGAGTTTCACCAAGTATAATTTCGGTAGCTTGATATTCCCATTTGGCAAGTCGGGGCAAGACTTCGTAGTAGATTGGGTGTTGTATAATGAACACGAACTTGTTGGTACTCCACAATGGTTGAGTGAAGGAAACTTTGGAGAAGCGGGAACAGTTCGTATTCCTTCTAAGTCTGACTTTAGAGCAACTGCGGTTGGTATCGTATCGGGAACTAACGTTGGCTATGATGCCGACACCCATACGTTCACTTACGACCCAACTAAACAAGCGATACTATCGTTTCAACCACAACTAAAACCAGCACAAGGAAAGAATGACGTGTACGAGGTGTGTTTGGACTTGAATACGGGAGAAACTTACCTAAGCCGTATTGAAGCGTTAAAAAATGCTAAAGGCTTGGAGGAATAAGATATTTGTCCTTATGTTTGTCTCGGTTTAAAAAGTGTTAAGTTAAATTGTGTTATTG